CACCTGTTGTAGCCGTTAAAAATCCTTCAAATTCTCCTGCATTAGCAGCAGCACCTGACCAAATAGAACCCTCTACTGAATCAGCAATTAATTCTCCAAAGTATGATAATACATACTGGTCAAAAGTTGGTGCAGTTCTGTTAAAAGCACCTGCTTTCATTTCTTCGCTCTCAAATCCCTCTAATAATTCTTTTTTACAAAGGTCTACGTTAATTTGTAGATTTTTAGGAGTAAGTACTGCTTCTGTTACATTTAGAGTACCTGCATCAGTAAAATCACAAGTTGCATCAGCTACTAAGCTAGAACCTGCCATTTTTCTAATATTTGATTTATATTTTATATTTTCTAAGACAGTTAAACCCTCTAAGGATTTAGCTTCTTTTAAAGCAGCCGAAATATATTGTCCGAATGCTTTACCTGCATAATTTGATGTTACGTTAAAAGCCATTTTTTTTTATTTATTTGTTATGTTATATAATATTCTTTCTCTTTTAGTCATTTTAGATAAATCTCTTTGTGTAGTTTCTCTACCTAAAGCACTAAATTTATTAATATCTACAGGTTTTGCAGCAGGTTCGTTTGATAACTCTACTACTTGTGCAGATAATTTTTCTTTTTCTGAAGATAATTCTTCATTTTCTGATTTAAGAGATGCTAATTCAGATTTTAATGTTTCAATTTCTGTATTTACATTACCCATTAAATCAACTACTACGGACTTAACTTCATCCATAAAAGCAACTGAATCAAATTCTACTGCTTCAGTTTGTTCAACTGCTTCAGTAGTTTCTTCAGTAGTTTCTTCGTTCATTTCTTCCTTTGAAGTTTCTTCTGATGCTTCTTCTTCTACTACTTCTTCTTGTTCAGTTTCGTAAATTTCAGCAATTACACCTTCAACCTCTACAGAAAATCCTATACCATCTTCTCCTTCGGTTTTGTATTCTCCAACTGGAAGTAATATAGTTGTTCCATCTTCTGTAAGAACTGATACATCCACTCCTGCTTCTAATGATGCAGCAGTAGAAACTATTATAGTACCATCTTCAAGTTTCGCTTGAAACTCTAAATTCACTTCTTCTTGCTTGTCAAGACCAAGTGCTACTAATATTTGTTGTTTTAAATCCATTTGTCTTTTTTTTATATAATAGAATTAATTATTGTTTGTTTGATTTTGTAATATTTCATTTAAAGCAGAAAGTATCTCCTCATTCGTTGGTTGCTTTTGCATTTTATGAAATTTATTGACAAAATATCCTTCAATGCTTAAACCACGAAGTTCTCCTTCTTTTATTTTGTTCCACATCTCATCATTCTCTATTTTCATCTTTACAAACCAAGTACCATCAGGTAAATCAAACCCATATAACTTTGACTTGTCCATATCCCCTTCTTTTACCCAACTTTCTACTGTTAATACACCTGATACTCTATCTTCGTGTTGATATGTAGCTTTATGGTGGTTGTTATGCTTTAAATATAACTCACTAGCTTGTCTTACTGTATCTTTTGAGAAATATACATAATAATTAGAATCAGTATTAGGGTCGTATCTAAATATTTGCTTATTTGGTATTAAAGCAGGAGAAACTAACATTCTTTTCTCCTCATCTATCTTAGCAAACGTAAGATTGTTCTTTTCTTTACCAAAATATACAAAATCTTGCTCTATTGCAGGACTTGTAACTAAACTTATAGCATCTATAGTCAATTCTTCGTTTTCATCAGAAATTACTAATTCTATAATTGAAGTTCCTTTCTTTTTCATAGTATATAATAGATTTTTTATTAATTTATTTGATTTTTTATATAGTAGCCCTTCTTCTAATATTAGCTAACTTATTTTGATTGTTAGTCATATCATCAGTAACAACGTATGCTTGTACAGGTTGTGCTTCTTGCCCACCACCTAAAGTAAACGAGCCACTAAGCATTTCAGGTGCAGGTGTGCCTGTATCTCCAGGTGCAGCACCTCCTCCTCCTCCTCCTGGTACATTTGTAGACAATATTCTCTTAACATTTGCTAGTCCATTGATAATAACGGCTGCTGCCATAGGAAATTTAGCTACAGTAGGTAAAGTAGCGTCTCTAAATACAGTATTTGCACCTGCATAGGTATCCATTATAGCACTAGCTACGGCAAGTTCTTTACTTTCTGATGCAAAATTACTAATAGCACCTAACATTTGAGAATAACCTCTAATTTTAGCATCTGCAACCTCCTCATCTGACTTTTTTATATTTTCATTGTTTTGTTTTAACCCATTAAAATAACTATCATCTGCTTTAGCCATTCCTTGTGCAGCTTCTCCTGCTAATCTTGGCATTTCTGTTAAAATACCCATTCTTTCTTGGTCTAATCTCTTTAGTTCTTCTAACGCTGCTATTTCTTTTGCTTCTGCTTCTCTTTTTATACCATTTATCTTGTTATTTAATTCTATTTGCTTAGTAATACTTTCTTGTTTAATATTAAAAAGGTTTATTTCCGCTTGTGCTTCTTTATCTAAATCTTCAGCTTGAGTTTTACCACCTCTCATTATATTTAATTCCCTTTGGATTCTTAAATCTTCTTCTGCATTAGCAACTCTTTTATCTAATAATTTATTTTCTATGTCAAAAGCATCTTGTGCTGCCTTTAATCTTACTTCTTCATCTTTAGTTAAATCTTCTGCAATTAATTTTAATCTTTCTATTTCTGCCCTTTGTTTTGCAGTTTCTACGTTTAAATCTCTTTGACTATCTCTTAAATCTTGGTATGCTTGTTTTAGAGCAACTGTAGCATTAGTATCATTAACTATTTCTGTACCTATATCCTTAAATGTTGCTTTAACATCTTCTAAAGCACCTTTTGTATCTCCTTGAAATAATTTTACAATAGCACCACCAAATGTTGATATTCTATCAACTAAAACATTAACTGTAGCACCAATACCTGCAAAAACTCTTTCTAGTGCTTCTGAACCTTCTTTAGTTTTAGTAAACCAAGTAACTAATGAACCTAATGCTATAACTAAAGCACCAATACCTGTACTCATTATACCTGCTCTTACTGTAGCAAATGATTTTTTAGCAGTTGCAGCCATTGTTTGTAGTCCTCTTTTAACATCTCCAAGAGATACACCCATTACTTTAAATTCATTAGCTAATTCACTAGCTTGTTCTGTAACATCTCCTATGTTTGTTTTTACTTCTGCATTAATTACTTCTTTTGCCATAATTATATCGTTTGTGTTATTTTATTTTGCCATAATTTTATTTCAGCAGTCCATTGTATATATGTTTCTGCTAATCCTGTTACTGCTACACCAAAGCTAGTAGCCGTTGCATCTTTCATTGTTGCAGATATATTCATACCACTATGCCCTGATTCCACTATATGTGCAGAATGTTGATGATATGTAGAAGCCAAGCCGTTAGTAAACGTAACTGCACCTGTTAATTGAACATAACCATATTCTCCTGTTGTTCCTTCCCCTACACCTGTATTTACACCTATTACATTAGCTTCAAACCCTATTACTGCATTAGGTACTTTCTCAATGAATTTATTAGTTATATATTGAGTATATAAAGAAGTTTCTGTACCATCTGTAGTATTTCCTGATTGTTGTATGTAGTATGTTTGTGCTAATCCTAGAGTTGTACCAAAACCACCACCTCCTACTACTACTTCTCCCTGATTTAATGATTGACCAAATGAACCTGCTATAATTGATGAATCATTTAATCCATTATCTACTAAATGGTTTTTACCTGAAATAAGTACGTTTAGATTATTACCACTAGATGTATTATTTGTACCTAATATAGATGTATTTTCAGTTCCTACATTTGTTGTGTTAAGTTCTCCGTTTACTATATTATAAATATTATCTGATGTATTAGTTATTTTAGTATTATAATCAAAAGCAGTACAAGTACCTGTAACTTCATTATATCTATATCCGTATGCTTCACAAGCTAATTGGTTAGGTGTTACATTATTCGTACCATCAGTAAACACTACGTTACCTGTCGTGCCAACAAATCTTGGTTTTATTTTAAATCCTTTTTTGTAATTCATTATGGTATTAGTATAAATTCTACAGTAGATAAATCATTAGGTTTATAATCTATCTTGTTTACTCTATATGCTCTGTTTTTTATCATAACCTTTTCATTAAACTGAAATGTATTTATGTCTGCTGCATTTAGATTTACTTTAATTGTCATTACTCTAGTATCTGAATGGTATAACTCATTGTAGTAAGGTTGCCAGTATAAGTTAAATAGGTTATTAACTGGTATTAGAGGGTTACCTACAGGATTTATAAGTTGTGCTTCTCCAAAGTTTAAGTCGCTTGTATCAGTTGTAGTAGGAGTAAGTTCTGACAAATGAGTAAATTGTCCAAAGTATGTTTGATTTTCACTTGACAACCCATTTTGTGCAGGTATATAATAAGAGTTAGCCGATAGCTTTTTTCCATTGTCAAATAGTATTCTAGGTGCATTGTCAAATCCTTCAAAAGCACTTTGGTCATCATTAGATGAAAATATTGCAGGTACTATAAAATCAGGAAACCTATCAAATAAAGGTTTAACGATTGTAGAAGCAAAAGGTGCAGCAGTTATTTCTTCTTCTTCTTTAAGTAATGTAAAGCCAAATAAATTAATAGCATCAAATACTTTAGAACCATATAACTCGCCACCAGTACCATTTTTATACAAAGTGAAAGGATAATCTTCATCGTCTTCTTCATATTTGAATGTTGTTTTTTTCTTTAATTCTAAAGGTGTTAGTTTTATCTCTGTAGCATCTACTTTATTTGTCCAATCGTGTTTTATATTTCTGTCTGCTAAGCTTAGACCTGCTGTATCTTCAAAGAATATCTTATTATACGGCTCTATACGAATATTTCGTGTGTTGTTAGGGTCAGGCATAGAAACTAAGTTAAACATCGTAAAAAACGCTTTAACGTATTCCCATTGTCCTATATCTCCTCTTTTTGATTTTAATAAAGTAGAATCTACTACAGTTGTCAATCCTATAGTTACATTTACTGTACTCCAGTTAGGAAATACTGTACTATTATATTGCTTAAAGCTTCCTGCTGCCGTACTTCTAAATTGTAATTCTAAAGTTTCATTAGTGTCTAAAGATGTATATATTACACCTGAAATAACAGGTTGGTCAGAAGTAGTATATGCATACGCACTTACATTATAAGTATCTACTATGTTACCACTACTATCTTTTTTTACTCCTCTAAAAAATAATGTATCATTAGATATAACAGTAAAGATAATATTATATTCTATTTTATATCCTGTATTGTCTGCTTGTCCTACAAACTTATAATTAACATCATCCCAACCCATAGCATCAGTATATTCCTCTAAAGATAGATTTACATTTTTAAATGTTGTTGCTGAAAGATAATTAGGTAGTGATTGACCAAAATAATTATAAAACCCTTCTTTTGTTTCACTAGGTGCTTCTCCTGTAAAATTAAAGTCCATAAATAACTTAGTAAAATCTACATCTCCTGTACTAAGGTTTGTACCATCTAAAAAATCAGATGAATAAGTAAATCCTGCATCATTCATTATTTTATCAAATATGTACTTGCAGTTTATAAAAGGTCTAAACGCATCTTCTAACCTATTTAATACAGGTTGTCCATTTATTGCACCACTACCACTAGGTGCAGTTAAACTAATATTACCAGTCCAATCTACAAAAGGGTATTTTATAACATCTGTATTATTAACACCTAAAGACGCTTTATAAGCAAATGAGTTAGTAGGTAGTGAGTTTGTTAGTGTAAGTCCTGAAGTATCCCAACTTGCTTTAACATTACTTTTGTTATAATCGTGTTCTAACTCATCAAAATCTAAATATGATAATTTTTTATTTTCAAGAACATCTTTTAATGCTATAGTTTCGGAATATAAATTTACATTATAACTAATCTCTCCTTCTTTGTTTACTATATCTATTAATCTTAAAAAACCATCAAATAAAATATAGCCGTTTTGTTTTAATATACACTTAGTTTGTACATAAGGATTAAATGTTCCTTGCACTAATGTACCATCTATTTCTAATGAGTTTGTTATCTCAAATATTTGTGTAAATATTCTATTATTTCTTTTAGTTGCAGGTAAATTAAAGTCCTTAGAATAACTTTGTGTTTTTTCTGCTGCATTTTTAAAATTGTCTATAGATAAACTTAATGGTATATCTTCATCTTCATATAAGTCGCATATAACCTGACCATCTTCTAAATCTGAATATATTAAAGGAGGTGTAGCACCTGCACCCCTAATACTTATCCTTCTAACATCTATATAATCTGCACCATCATTTTGGTAATCTAATATTAATACTTCTGATGAATTTACTGCCGTAAAGTCAAATGTTTTAAAACCTGTAGTAGATGTTGATATTGCAGTAGCACCCCCACCTCCTAAGTTGTTACCATAGCTATCATTACCTATAAATAAAAAACCACCTGTAGCTGCATTTTGTATTTTAAATTTTAATTGATACGTTGCACCTATTACTAAGTTGTTTATTTGTTGATATATACCACTACTAGAATTTACACCTCCTGAAGCTGCTCTGAATCTTAGCTTAGGTGCTATTGTACCTATTTTAACAGGATAATCTACATCTGCATAGGAAGTACCACCATAAGACCTAAACTTTTTCCAATTAGTTATTGGTGCATCATTTGTTACTGCATCAAAAGCAGGGTCGCTAGTAGTAGAACTATATCCTGTATGACTTTGTATGCTATTAAAGTTAACACCATCTGCTACTAGGTTTGTATTATTTGTACTAGAGTTGTATTGATAAACTCCCTGATAATCTTGTGGGTATAGTATTAGTTGTACACTCATTATGCAGATTGTATTCTTTTATTTTTACTCTTTTCTATTTCAAATGTATATTGTATTAGCTTATCGTTTGCCTTTGTTTTTCTAGTATAACTTGAAGTAGTTACAGTAACAGGTTCTACATACTTATTTACCATACCACTTGTGTCTGAAATAGAATAACCATTTAACATATAAACTTCAGGACTATTAATTAAGTCCTCAAACCATACTGCATCTGAATCTATTAAGTAATCAGTATTTATACTTATTCTTTCTTTAGTGTTTACCCTAAAGTTTTTCTGACCACCTCTAAATCCATCTATCTTATATGTGCTTTCATTCCAAGTACCATCTAATTGTGTATATGATGTTCTGTTAGTTTGTAAAGACCTTACTGACTTTTTAGTAAATGTATAATAATCCCAAGTTCCGTGTGGATTTAGCCAAGTTAATCTAATACCTTCAAAACCTTTACAATCATCTGTTATAATGTTTATTGTATATAATTGACTAATAGCAATATTTTGGTCATCAAATGCTTGTACTGTATAGTAAGATGTATTTGCTTTATGAGCATCCCAAGATGTACTCCAACCATCTAAATTAGCAGGGAAAGCACCTAAGTAATTTATTCTTGTTCTAGATAGATTGTTTGCGTTTGTAAAAGCACCATTTGTCCAATTAGCAAAATTAGTTATGTTAGCTAACAATGAATTAGAACTATCATATAGCTTTATATTAAAATAATTTACCCTAAAATTAGTTGCAGTATCATCTCCTACCTGAAATGAATAATCTCCTGTAGATAAAAAGTTAAAGAAAGGTAAAGTACCATAATCTGTTAATCTTGCATATTGTGTAGTAGGTGCATTACTTAAAAATTTAGCATCAGTATCATTCATTACATAATTAAAGTCAGACAACTGATAACCATAATCTGAACCTATTTGATTTAGCACATCATTGTATTGTAAATAGCCATTATAAAATAAATATGGTTCTGATAAAATAGAGTTAGTAGAATCTATAGTTACTACTCCTGTTAGTGTGTCAGAGTATTCTAAGAAAAATTCTAACATAAAATATCTTGTAGTGTTGTTAGATGTAGCAAACTTATCAATTAAGTGTATTGGATGTGGTGTAGAATCTGAATAGCTTACTGTTTTGTATGTACTTGTATTACCAAAATCAGTTCCTTTGTTGTCAGGTTTTACAAAACTTTCTAAAATAGGTTGCATTGAGAATATACCTACTCCTGCATTATTAGGAGTTGTTTTTAGAACTGCTACTCTATTAGTAACATCATCTAAGTTTGTGCTACTGTCATTTACATATACATAAGCTACAAATTTTACATTATATTTACTAGCTACTATAGTATCATCTTTTACTGTAAATATTATATCCTGACCTACTGGTAAGGTTTTATACAAAGGTTTTTGCTCTATTGTTATTGCCATTATACTGTTATTATATTTTCTATATCTTGTTTTACTGCTTTACCTACTTTATCATAAAAACCTCTTAACTCTAGTTGTAAGGGTTTTTGGAAAAAACTAATACCTTCAATTCCTTTAGTGTATATCTTTCTAGCTATTAGAAACTTTAAACTTTTACGAGATATAAACCTGCCTTGTGCATCTCTAGGTGCTATACCTTTACGAACTATCCAATTATCTAAACCTCTTGTAAGACCACCATCTCTTGTCTTACCAAAAGAATAAGGACTATTTACTCTTTGCCCTTTATAATCTACATAAGTTCTTTTACGTTGCGTTCCTGTTACTCCTTTATCTACAAAAGTACCATAGTCAGCCATTAAGAACTCTACAGATAAATTGTCTTTGTCTTTTGTAATTCTAAATTTAATACTATTAAGTAAGTTACCTGATACTACTTTCTTTTTTTTCTTTAGTATTCCTTTAGCTTTATTGACTACACTTTTACCGAAACTATTTAAGTATCGTTCTAAAGCTTCCATTATACACTAGCTACAAATATCTCTACATCTAAAGTTGCAGCAGGACTAACCTGTAAGCTAGTTAAATCTGCCATAGTACCAAAGCTAGGAGATGTATCTGCTTCTGCTAACATTACATCTTCTGCTGCACATAATATATGTGATTGACCTGCTTTTAGTAATACTTGATATAAAGTAGCTGCACCAACTACTGCCAATTCTAATGAGTTAGTTTGGTCTAAGTTAGTTACTCTAATATATCTTACATCTTCTTTGTCTATCTGAACTGCCGAACCATAAGAGTTAGTATCAAATGCTGCTAAGAAAGTAGTTTGTCCTGTAGTACAAGTTACTAAACGTTCAAATGCGTTGTTAATTCCTGAAGTTGTTACAGTATTAGTAGTACCTCTTACTGCACCATTTAGTGTAACACTCTCGCTAATTGTTGTTGTTAAATCTGCCATATTTTATAATTTATAAGTTATTTTTGGTGGTATTAGTTGTATTGTTAATTTTCCTATTTTTATTTTAAACATTATTTACCTGCATATACTGTTTGTTGTGGTGCTATACAAGTGTTGTAATCATTCTCAATTATTATTGGTAATGTAAACACCCATCCACTTACTGAATTGTCAAATCTTTCTGTAAAAGGTTCTATCGTTATATCTCCTTCTGTAAAGTATGCAGGACTTTCTCCTTGACTTGCACCTGACAAGTATAAACTCTCTCCGTTCTTTAGTGTACCTATAAAGTCATTACAGATACTTAAACAATCTGATAACACTTCTTGCTCATTACTCTCATCAGGGAATACTAAGTCCATAATAAATAATTGAAAGTTTAAAGTCATTTGATTATTTTGTGCAACTGCATTTACAGGATTAATGTGCATTAAAGGATATAATGTATTCTTTTCTAAATCTATCTCCCAAATATCTCCAGTTGTTACTGTCTTTATTTGATGATGATTAGAACCTAATTGTTTTAAGGTATCTATTGTATTGTTATAATTCTTAAAGTGTGTCATCTACTAACTTTTTTTGTTTCGTTTAAATCAACCTCATAAGTAAGCCAAGTCAAACATTCATATAAACTTAATTTAGTTATCCTTTCTAAATTTACTATCTCTCCATTTGTCAATCTATACATTACTCCGAACCATCCCCACTTACTTGCAAACTTTTCATCTGTAGTAATTGTATCTCCTGATTCACTCGTTCCGTTAAATACAACGGCAAAATCTTTGATAGTTCGTTCCCTAAAGTCCAAAAAAAAACCAATGAACTATGTACATCTTTTGCTTTCATCTTTTTGAACTTTTCTGCTCTCATCCTGACCTCGCTTCCGTTATAAGACCTTATAGAGTAGTGCTTACCATTTTTCTCTACTATTGGTCTATAAAGAACTGCCATTATTTTAGCTAGGTTATTCTCTATCCCTGCCTGTATGTAAGTTTCAATATCGGCATAAGCACCGAGAGATATTTCACTTAAATCAGGATGAAACCCATATTCTTCTCCATCAACTACAATTATCCTTCTTAACTTACTATTAGCATCCTTTTGCAATTCAGCTATCTTGTTTAAGATATTAGATACATCATTTATACCTAGTTCTTTAATTAGCTTCTTAGGTATATCAGATAATAAGCTAATTGTATCTAATGCTTCTTTGGACTTTGACTTACTATCCATAGTAATCAACTTAGCCCATTTTTCAAGTGTTACATCATTCCAACTGTTTATAAGATTATAAGATTTTTTCTTACCATCTTTGCTAATGTTTACTTGCATAATATATAATAGAATTATTTGTTATTTAGTTTAAAATCGTTATGTTTGCCAAGTTTTCAAAAAGTTTTTGTTTTTCAAAGGTGTGATTCTTCGGAGTTGCACCTTTTCTTATTGTACAAAATACTTACCATAATTACTATCTATTTCATAATACATTCTCATAGCTAAAGCATCAGAATAGTCAGGAGAACGACCTAGTATAGCTTTTACATTGTCTTTAGAAAGTATCTGTAGCTTATTGTCTTTGTCTGCATCTTTAGTTCTTACCTGCTCTAACTCCTCAATTATATAACTCTTAATATTTACATCTGTGCAGCTTATACCTATTTGTGATTTATTTATTAAGTCAGCTAACTTATAATAACATTGTGTTTTAAGGTTCTGATAGTTCTCTCCTTTTATTGGTCTTGAATTATTTACAAACCCTTGACATCTTAGATAATCTTTTACACCACCACCTACACCATCTTCATCTACTATTATGTTTCTTAAATTAACTTGATTAGCTTGTTGCAACTTCTTTATTTGCTCTACAACCTCATTTACAGATGATTTAAGCATAGTTTGTATGTTTATGGTATGTAACCCTTTCCAAAGCATAATAACTGTTCTGTCGCTTCCAAATCGTGCTACATCACAAGTTATATACTTATCTCCATCTTTACCTTGTTGATTAAATAAACTTACTATAGCATTGTAATCTATTAAGCTATCATCAGTAGCATCATATTCCCAGTTACCATAAAGTAGTCGTTGTTTGCTTAGTTCATCTAATTCAAATAATTGCTTCTCATAATGTTGTGATATATACTGATTGTCTTTAACTAATGATTGTATAAATCTTCTGTAAGGTTTTATTGTGTTGTCTTTAGCAGGTCTGTAGTATTCTGTATATACCCAGTTCTTTGCAGGGTTGCAAGTCATTAGTAATTTAGGTATCAGATTGTTTTCATCTAACTTATATCTTAATCTTGATGCTACTACATTCTTTGCCTTTTCTGTTATTTGGTTTGCTTCATCTATAAAAGCACCTGTAATTTCTAATGAACCCAAACTATCAAAGTTTCTATCTGAAGGATATAAGAATAGGTCTTTAAGTATTATCTCGCTTTTATTATAGAAGCTAATTATATTGCTAGAACCATTAAATGTATAGTGTTCTCCTGATTTTAAGTTCCAAGCATTACATACTTCAAAGAAAGTATTTAGTGTTGTTTTCTTTAGTGCATCTAACTTAGACCTACCCATTAAGTATCTTGTGCCTTTGTATTGTAAGCACATAAGAATTAAATAGCTTACTCCTACCCAACTCTTACCACCTCCTGCTGCACCTCCAAATAATACTTCTTTTGTCTTGTTATCAAATAAGTATTTAAGTGCTTGTTTTTGTGTACTTGTAAATTCAGGATTTATCTCCAAGATTTATATTTATTTTGATAGGTTCATTACCTGATGTTAAATCTATCTCTTGCTTCTCATTGTAACCTCTCTTACGACCTCTTGTTCTTAGAAAGAATGTAGTTGCTTGTGTACTACCATTTTCTATTTGTTTCTTTAAATGTGTTTCTGCAAAGTCAATAAACTTACTATCTAAACTATCTACTGCTTTACGATATTCTTTATCTTCATTATACCATTTATAATGTTGGGTTCTACTAAGACCACACTTAACACACGCTTCAGTAACTATTCCTAGTGATAACTCTAAAGCATCTAACATTTTTTCTTTGTTGGTTTGTGTTCGTTCTGTTCGCCTATCCATAGTATATAATAGAAATTATTGGTATTCGTTTGGTAGCATTAATCTTATGCCTAAATCAGACAATGCCCATATTCTTATTTGTTCTGCATAGTTTTCAAACTCTTTAGTATTTAAAGATGTTGTACTTACTATCTTGTTTAGTCCTATCTTCTTATTGTTTATCTCTACCATTTCCCACTCGTTTAGAAACTTAGTCCTTAGTATATCGTGCATTTCATCATTAAAGTAGCCAAGTTCTTCAGCTAATACTTGCACTATACATTTCCAATAGTAATTGTTCTGTACGTTAGACCTTGTGTTTCTGTGTTTCTTAACCTCTACAGTATATGGACTTTCCATTTCTTTTAAATAGTTTACTAATTGCATCTTATCTTTTTTATCGTGTATTACAAATTTCATTAGCTTGTAAGTTTCTCTTTAGTTTCTTTCCACATTCTATCTTTTCTTTTACTTAGTGATGGTTCTGTTCTTCTTAATTGAGGAAATCCGTTAAATGCTTTAGCTATCTCTTGCATATACTCGCCACATTTAGGACATTCAGTACCCACATTAACAACTTTGCCGTTTTCTACTTTCATAACGACTTTACTAAATTCTTTTTGTATTTCACATTTGTTACATTGATATTTTAACATAGTTTTTGTTTTAAAATA